TGTCCCTACTGTAAGGAGAGCTTGAAGACTATCCTCGATGTGTCCGAGCTTGAAGTTGAGCCTTTTAAGGGTGAGAGAGTTGTACAGTTCTCTTTACCGAAAGGCTACAAAGATAAGAAGGGTACTGTTCACAGAGACGGTACACTTAGACTTCCTACAGGTCAGGATAGAGAAATCCTTACTCCTATTGCGAGAAAGAATGTTGCTCAGGCAAGTACTCTTATGCTGACTCGTTTATGTAAGTTTGAAGACGGTCTCTATGTAACTGAAGATGTTATGAGAGACTTAACGGTAAGAGATAGAGAGTATTTGCAGAAAGTATTGCAGGAAAACCTGTTCGGCATTAACCTTGAAATTGATGTCACCTGTACGAACTGTGGCGAAGACTTTAAGGGCAATCTTAACGCAACAAATTTTATCTAAGCTCGTTTTTTGAAGATGACTTCCAAAATGGCTGTTCCTTTGAGAACACTAAAATGGAAATGCACATTTTAGCTTACACCTATCATTGGGACAGCCATTCTCTTTGGAGTCTTCCTCGAAACGAGAGAAGAATGTGGGTAGAATTAGTTGTTGAGCAGAAAAAAGCTGAACAAAAACAGATTAACAATAGTGGTAACTCTTCATCTTCTACTTATAAAGAAAGCAGTTAAAAATAAGTAGAAAGGAGGGTTATAATGAACTCTTTTGGGTTAGGACTTGTACTCAATTTCGTAGATAATGCGTCCTCGGGTATGAACACGGCGACAAATAACTTTATGAGAATGAGTGCAACGGCAGACAGTTTGACTTCCTCGGTCAGTGCTTCTGCGGCAGAGTTAGCTTCAATAGCACTTTCTTTAGGTGCTGTTGGAGACACTTTTGTTTCTATCGGTGAGTCCATTACAGGTGTATTTGCAGGTATCACTCAGCAAGTCATTGATACAGGTATGGAAATGCAAGGCTATCGTATGCAGTTATCTGCACTGTATGGTAGCGTTGAAGCAGGAGAAGCAAAGATTGATGAAATCAAGCAGTATGCTATGTCCTCGGTCTTTGATATACAATCTCTTATCCCTGCTGTTACAATGATGAAAGCCGTAGGCATTGAAGCTATGTCTGAAGTGACCACTTCGAGTGGTAACGCAACTCAGAAGCTTCTTGACTATGCTTCAGATATTGCCGCAATGGTTCCCAATATGCGTAACACTTACGGTACAGGTGTTAAAGCCGCTATGGGTGCTATCAAAGAATACATTGCTGAAGGTAATGCTCTTTCCCTTAAAAGAGGTGCAGGTCTCGATATTACGGGCATTTTGGGCGAAGATAAAGGTGCTTCTATTGAAGAGAGAACTCAGCAGGTAGCAGACCTTGTTGAAAAGCTCAATATCGTGGGATATACTGCTAACTTAGCAGGAACTCCTACACAGCGTTTAAGTAATATGCAAGACGCTTTATTTAACTCTCTGTCTAAGATTGCAGACAGCGGAGTTTTTGAAGCTTATTGCGGTCTGTTAGAAAAGCTCAGTAATTGGGTGTTCTCTCTTGTAGAGAATGAAGAGACCTTTAATACAATAACAGGTGTTCTTGCTGACACTATTACCACAATCCTTTCCCCGTTAGAGAGTATGTTAGATTGGGTGATTAAGAACAGTGACGCTATCATAGCGTGGATACAAGAACACCCGAAATTAACTAAGAATATCCTTATAACAGTAGCGGCTATAGGAGCTTTCCTTGTAGTCGGTGGTTCACTGTTAAAGCTGTTATCCTCTATAGCGTTTGCCACTATGGGACTTACAATGCTCAAATCTCTTCCTGCTCTTTTGAGTAAAGTTGGAGTCGCATTTACAAGTCTTATTGGTAAAGCACTTCCTTTTGTTGCACTTGCGACAGTTGCGTATTTTGCGTGGAAGAATAACCTATTTGGTATTCGTGATGTCGCTACAGGTGTTATGAATGACTTAGGGACTATCTTCTCTATTGTAAGTGACGCTTGGAACGATAACACTCTCTCTGAAGAGAATTTTGTTAAAGCTAAAGAGTTAGGAATACTCCCTCTTGTTGAAGGTCTGTTACAGCTAAAGTACTATTGGGACTTCTTCACGGAAGGCTTCTCAGCAGGTTTCAAAGGGTTCTTTGACGGTTTAGTTAAGTCCCTTGAAGGTCTGAAGCTTATGGGTATTGATGTCAATGCTCTTGCCGCTTCGGTTGGTGAGTTCTTAAAGAGCTTAACTGAAGCAGGTGCAGAAGATAAGTGGAGGGCTATCGGTGAAGTTGTAGGACAGCTAACAGCAAGCCTTATCACTCTGATTGTTGTTGCAAACGCATTTAAGGGTGTCTATAAAGTAGTTGTAGGTGTCGGAAAAGCATTTAGCTTTGTCGGCAAAATTGCTAAAGGCTTGTGGAGTGTTTTGAAGTGGATATTTAATCCTCTCATTAAAGTAGCTCCTGTTGTTATTGCTTTCTTCAAAGATATGGGAGCCGCCATTGCTCTTATGAAAGAGGGCTTTGGTTTCTTTGAAGTTATGGGAGCTTGGTTTCCTAAACTCGCCGCTTTCTTTACCAAGATAGGCGGTGGCTTTGCAAAAGTATTTGGTTGGGTAGCTAAACTTGCACCTGCTTTTACTAAGTTAGGTGGTTGGTTACTCTCCGCAGGTAAAGCTATTGGTGCTTTCTTCTCTGCTATAGGAAGTGCCATTATGAGTGCCTTGACTTGGATTGCAGGAGCTTTAGGTATCTCTGTAGGTTGGGTAGTAGCAATCATAGTAGCTATCGTTGCTGTTATTGCTCTTGTTATTATCTTCCGTAAAGAGATAGGTCAGTTCTTTGTATGGTTGTGGGGCAAGATAAAAGAGTTCTGTTCGTGGTTTGGTACGAAAGTCGCAGAGATATTTAATGCTGTGAAGCAAGTAGTAGCTAACATTGTTCAGGCTATTTTGAATAACCCGATTGTACAGTCTGTCATCAAGGTTGCTCAGAGTATCTTTAACTGTATTGTCACTGTAGGTCAGACTATTTGGGCTTTCATCAAGGGAGTCGTAACTACTATTTGGAACATTATCAAGTTAGTTGGTACGATTGTCGCAGGTGTAGCAAAAGTAATTTGGTCTGCAATCAGTGGTATCGCAGGTGTGATATGGACTTGCATTAAGGGACTCGTGAATTTCATAGTCACTTGTGTACAAGGTATTTGGTCTGTAATTAAGAAAGTAGTCAACCTCGTGTGGACTATAATCAAAACTGCGGCGAATATCATTAAGTCTATTATCAATGTAGTTTATCAGTTCTTCCGTGTTATCTTCCTCGCAATAGTCGCTGTAGTCAAGGTAGTAATCAATGCTATCGTTTCTGCATTTCAGTGGCTGTGGAGTAAGATACAACCTGTGTTACAAGCTATTGGCGACTTCTTCTCGTTCATCTTTAATTGGGTGAAAGACAATGTAGTAATGCCTGTAGTAAATTGGATAACGACAGCCTTTACAGCAGTTCGTGATTGGATTGTAGGTTGCTTACAAGCAATCGGAGACTTCTTCTCTTCTATCTTTACTTGGATAAATGAGAATGTTCTTACTCCTTTCAGAGACTTCATCATTGGAGTGTTTGATTGGATAAACGAGAAAATCACTGCTGTTACTAATTGGTTCTCTGAAGCCTTTACTGCGGCGGCTGACGCAACCACAGGTGTATTCAACGGAGTTAAAGAGTTCTTTGCAGGTGTGTGGGAGTCCATTACTGAAGGTGCAATGTCCTTCTTTAATTGGATTGGTGAAAAGCTGTCGTGGCTTACTGACGCTATCAGTTCTGTCGGTGACTTCTTCTCTAACGGTATAGATGCCGCAGGAGATTGGTTATCAGGTGTTGGAGATAGCATAGCTAACTTTATCGGTCTTGATACAGGTGGTTATGTTAAGACTACAGGTCTTGCTGTTCTTCACCCGAATGAAGTTGTTGTCAATGACGATACTACAAAGAGGTTGCAGAACTTCTTAGGTAAGTATGACAGTGACACTGTTAATGGTGTTTCGAGAGACATCACTCAACCGCAGGCAGTCTTAAATAACATTTATCCTACTGTTATGGAAGCTGTTCCTGTTGCTCCTGTTCCTGCTGAAACGGTTGCAAGCGTGAATAATAATTCTTCGTTTGTTACTAATACACAGAACTTTGTACAGACCTCTCCTGCCCCTCAGATTGTCGAGAAGACAGGAGAAACTAAGAATGACTACAGTGTTACCTTTGCCGCAGGAAGTATCGTTATTCAGCTTGCAAACGCTTCTGATAGTGAGCTTGAAAAAGCGGCAGAGAAGATTATGAAGATTATTGCTCGTAAACAGCAGTTGAGAGCAATGGCAGTAAGAGCGTAAAGGAGGTAAGATGTTGTGAGTTCAAGAGTTGGAGCAAGAACTAAAGGTTATATTAAAAACCTTAACACAGGAGCTATCAAAAGATTTCAGTACAACCCTGAGACCTTTGAGTACTCTCGTGGTGTTACCTATGCTGAAATTGTTGCACCGGGAATGTCTTACCCCAATACGCAATTCGTTCACGGTAACACAAGGTCATTTCCTGTAGAGCTTTTCTTCTTTAACAAGCCCTATACAGGAGTAATCAATAGCTATATGAATTTTATTGGGGGTTTTCTCACCCCCGAGACAAATTCAGCGAATTATAAGAAACCGCCCGAAATGCTCTTCTGTTATGGTACTTTTATCCGAAGATGTGTTCTTGAAGACTTAGTAATCAAAATGGAAGAGTATGACGAGTGGGGAAGACCCACAATGGCTCGTTTCACATTGACATTAAGGCAGGTGGGTGTGTAATGGCAGTATATAAAGGTTCTCGATACATTAAAACACCTATGTACCCGAGAGGGGACTCCTTAGTGTTTGGCATACGAAGCAGAAATCACTTTAACTTAGCTAAAGCTACTTACTATACTGTAGTGCAAGGTGATACCATTGACGGTATTGCCTATAAGCATTACAATAACACTCAGCTTTGGTGGGCTATTATGGACGCAAATCCGCAGTATCAGTCCGAGCTTGAAATAAAAGCGGGTGATATACTCTGTATTCCACCCTTTGAAGAGGTGGTGAGGGTAAGTGAGTGATGTATTAAGTTGTTACTACAATGTTCACATTAACGGCAATCCTATCAGTGTAGACCGAAGGGAATGTATTGAAAGTATTACCCTCGATGAGTTAGATGACGGTTCTAATACTTGTACCTTAGTTGTAAGTGACCCCGAATTTAAGTACATTGAGGACGCAATCTTCATCGAAGAAGCTACTGTATATGTAGAGTTCGGTTGGTGGGGTGAAACACACAGAGACACATTTTTTGGGTATATCTCTGCTGTTGATATATCCTTTCCTGAGAATGGTTATCCTCAGCTTTCTGTGTTCTGTTTGGATAACTCCCACATAATGAACAGAAAGAAGAAAACTCGCTCTTGGGATAATGTCACGAGAGCTGATGTTGTTAAGAAGATTGCGGCAGAGTACGGATTTAAGTGTGTAATACAATCAGGGTACAATTCAACAAAAGAAGACACTATTTCGCAAAGTGGTGTTACTGATATAGAATTTATAGAAAACCTCGCAGGAGAAGAGCGTGATTTATATAAATGTAAGCTTATTGGTGACACAATCTATTATGTGAAGAAGGGTATTCTTGAAGAGCCGAAAGCTACTGTTTCGTACAAAAAGGGAGATTTTGATGTAATCAGCTTTACCCCTAAAATCAATAAGGAAACTCGTCAAGAGTCCATTGATAAAGCTGATATTAACACAGATACTAAGGCTACTGACTCTGCAACTGCAAGTGACTCTACTACGGCACGAGAAGTTCAGGGTGAGCCTGTTCAGACCACTTCCACTCCAAGCAAGGGCTATAAGTATGACCCGAAGAAAGGTCAGTGGATTTCAGTAGCACTAAAATAAAGGAGGAATGAGAAGTGCCAAATGATACCTATGTTGCAGGGCAAAGTAATGCTCGTGCAGTAGAATATAAGTACAACCCCAAAACAGGTGTTTGGGAGCCTGTTGCTTATTCAGGTTCTGATAGTGACACTTCTCTTTCTACCTCCACCCAAAATGGAGGGTCTGTCACTGTAGACTCTTCCTCTAAAGTCAACAGTCAGGCAGAAGCCGACAGTGAGTATATAGAGATAGAATTTAACACCTTAGAAGGTGAGCTTGTTTTAATAGCAAGTAAGAAGACTATAGCCTTAAAAGCGGGTCAGACGATTAAGATAGAGGGTATAGGTAAATACCTCTCAGGTCTGTATTATATCTCTGCTGTTAAGCGAACAATAGATAACAGTCAGGGGTATTCTCATACTTTAACAGTAATTAAAACAGGCTTTGGTTCTACTCTTAAAAGTGTCGTTGTTGACACAAATACCACTTCTTCCTCTGCGGCACAAAGACCTGCGGAAGCTACTCCTGCTCCTTCTACTTCTTTCAAAATGGGAGATAAAGTTATGTTTCTTACTATTGCTCCTAAAAAGTATTGGTATTCTAATGCTTCTGAAGGAGTATGGGTTCCCAAATGGGTTACTCAAAAAGTGCATACCGTTGACGGAGTAAGTAGTGACGGAAAGAGAGTGAGACTAAAAGAAATTTGGTCGTGGACTTATGTGAAATTCTTAAAGAAAGTGTAAGGTGATATTTATGGCGAAAGTACAATACTTTGGGAAGTATAGAGCAAAAGTCCAAAAAGTAGATGACCCCGAAAAGAGAGGTCGTATTCGTGTTTTATGCCCGAAAGTTTTGGGCGAAGCTGTTAGTAATTGGTGCGAGCCTTGCGTACCTGTTGCATATAATTTTGGTGGAGATTTTGCTATCCCCAAAGTCGGAGAGACTGTGTGGGTAGAATTTGAAGCCGGAGATGTCAATAAGCCCATTTATACAGGAGGGTGGTGGTGTAAAGACGGTTCTCCTGATAAGAACTACAATGTCGGCACACGCTATATTGAATGGAATGGGTGTAAGATAAAGATGTGGGGCAAAGATACAAAGACAGGGGCAAAAGCTACTATTGAAATCACAGTAGGTAGCAGTAAGCTAACTATCACTGAGGACAGTATAAAAGCTGTTGCCAATAGAATTGACTTGAATTGAGGTGTTATTATGTCTGCTGTTACCCGTAAGGGAGATAAAAATACAGGACACGGAAACTACCCTGCCGTTGCCTTGAATAAGGGTAGCTCTAATGTGTTCATTAACGGTATTGCTTGTGGGAGAAAGTCAGACACATATCCGTCTCATAATAAAGGAGGGTTAAACCCTAATCCCCATACAAGTCAAATTTCAGGCGGTAGTTCCACTGTGTTTGTAAATGGACTTCCTATAGCAAGAGTTAATGACGCTGTATCGTGTGGAGGAAGTGTAGCACAAGGCAGTCCTAATGTTTATGCAAACTAAGGAGGTATATGTATGGCTGAACAAGGTTATACAGGGATAAGCTTCCCTTTTCGCATAGGTGTGAAAGGTGGTGTTGTCACCTCCACAACAAGCACAAGAGAAGTTCCCCATATTATAGAGAGTATGAAGCAAATTCTGAGGACTTTCCAATATGAGCGTACTATGGAGTATCACATTTACTCTGAAGTAGATACGGACATATTTGAGCCAAATGATATAAGCACGCATACTCTGTTACAGTATCAAATAAAGGACGCTTTGACGAGATTAGAACCGAGAATAGAAGTATTAGATGTAGAGGTGTCTTCCTCTAATAATGCTGTCTATGCTACAGTTCGTTTCAAGGCTCTTCCTTACGATGCTGAATATACAAGTA